TATGCTCTAGGGTGATCAGAAGACATAGCCAAATCAAGAGCACCGTTGACAGCTTCTTGTCCTTTATCCACCAAGGCATAAAGATTTCCTCGTGCATATTCATAGTCGTCTTGTACCTCGTCTTTTCCTTCAACCTTTTTTATAGGTTGTGGTTTCTCAGGAGTCACTTCAGCTGAGACTGCTTCCACAGTCTCGAACGCTTTATCTAATCCTGACATGTCTTCGTTATTCATAATATGATATAGTCTCGCTAAATCCGAAGTCATCACCACTAGTTAGTAATGCATCATCTGCTGCATCAACTAGATCTATTGGAGTACCAGAAGCAGCTGCTGCAGCTTTGGTTCCATTCTGTGCTCTACGAACTTGTAATTTGTTTGGAGAAGTCTTAGCTTTAACATACATAACTTCATTTCCAACTTCAATATAAGATTGAGTAGGAATGTTGCTGTAATCTAAAACCTCGATTACAAGGTTTCTTGCAGTGATTGCTCCTGAAAGTTCTGCAGTACCATCCTTGTCTTTGTCTGTAAGTGCCTTTGGTGTAACCTGATAAGCAACTTGTCTGGTTGCTGTGTCGGAAGGCATAGTGGTATAGATATCTGCCTTTGCTTTCTTGATAGGTCCTTGAGTTCCTACAGGTCCAAAGATGTATGATTTAACTGTGAAACTGAGACTGACTAAAGTAATTTTCTTATCATCAAATGTTCCTTCATAGTCATCACTATAATTAATGCTATTCAATATGATAGGAATATCTCTATATTCATTCATATCATCAACCATCTTAATAGTAATTTGATAGGAGGGTTGGAAGACTGGTAGAATCTGTTCTAATATTTCTAATGCTTCGTCGTTTGTTTTAGATATAACATTAAGTTCAAAATCAATATTATATGGTACGGGTGTAAATTGTTTGTTAACTGAAGAAGCATCTTTTGACTTTACAGTTAATGTTGTTGGAGCAAGTTTTCTAGAACTGTCATAAGAAATACCCGTCATCTCAAAAGATAAACGGGGAACTGTGATCGCAACCTTCTGGTTAAGATCTGCCTGTTGTTCTAGTCTTGCTAAAAATTTCTGTCGAGGACCGTATGCTAGAGGAACTTTCATCCTACTGTATATTGAACCGTCCTTGTTCTCTTTTCTACATTCTATATTATTGAAGAGTGTTCCAAATCCTATGACGCACTTTCTAATAATCTTATTGTATGTGTATGCACCTAACATTATAAGTTACCTGATAATCCAAATGGGTTGCCTTCACTGAAGTCAATGATGTCATCTCCAAAACTCTCAAAGGTGACACTTTCAGAGTATTTAGGATCCGCAGTTGCTTGCTCATCCCTACTATCTAGCACAATTGTAGCCCCAGACTCTGATCCTACTATAGATTCACCTATTATAAATGATCCAGTAGGTGATTTAAGTTTGACCCAAGCTTCACCTGCATCCCACTCTACAAGGTTTGCAGTAGTACCACTAGTACTACCAGTGACTGTCTCTGGTACAGTAAATGATCCTGAAATTCCTACAGGTGCAGATGTAAATGTTACTGTTGCAGATGTATATCTAGAACCAGCATTTGTAATATCAACTAACTTAACGCTCCTATATCCAGAACCACCATTGACTATATTAAGAGCAGTCAATGTTCCATTGGTAAAAGTAGGAGTTAGTTGTGCCATTCTGCCTGGTGTATCAGGAGCACTAACAACAACTGATACCCTATCTTCATCATATCCACTACCACCATTAACTATTTGCACATCTCTAATCTCACCTTCTTTTACAACTCCTCGTATGACTGCAGATGATACTGGAGAACCACCACTTAGAGTTATGTTTACTAAAAATGCTTCTGCTGTTGCTTGTGTACCTATTGATGGAGTATCAGGTGCTGAGATTGTAACTGTAGGTGCTTCATTATATTTGCTACCATTATCACTAATAAAAATTTGCTCAATAAATCCTGCTTCTCCACTAGTTCCTTGACCATAAAGTGCTGTAATTGGGAAACTAATATCATCTGCAGGAGTTGTTCCACCTATTTTATCACCCGCAATAGTAACTATATCTCCAACTGCATATGTAAGACCACTGCCTATACCCTCTGGTAGAACTGAACTAATACCTCCACTAGAATTTGTGTGAACTCTATATGTTGTTAGACCGTTAGTATCATACACACCACTACCACCACCCATGTAGGTTTGAGATACTCCATAATTATTTCCGTTGGATGTCACAGTTCCTATGTTAATAACTAAACCTAGAGTAATGTTGTTTGATACAGTTGCGGTAGCTGCTGCAGTGATTCCATTGACAGGAAGATAGTAGTGCTTGACGGTGTAACCGTAATCCACTAGATCCTCATCACCATCAAATAGATCTCCTTGCTCGTCACTGTACTCGAATAGTTCTGCCTTGAGTTTGTATACGTAACCTTTACCTAATTGGTAATATGGTTCTTCATGCTCTACAAATTTTATCTCAAAGTAATTACTTGTTAGTGGGAAATATATTAAATCTCCTTCTTGTGGTCTCTCAGGTGCTTTGTAATCTGGGTCAAGTAAAAGGAATTGTGATATAAGATCTGAAAATCTTTGCTGAGATATAATCATTGTTATCTCATCAGTCTGTGCTACACCAAACTTTGTCAATAGATCTCCACCACCTTGAAAACCTTCAAAGTTTTCTAAGTATGCTTCTATAATATATGCATCATTAAACTCACCAATTACTTCTTCATTAAACACACCATCAGTTTGCATGATTTCTCTAGGGCAGTAGAGAACATCCATCCCAAACATCTTGAGATATTCTTCTACTAGATTCTGCTGTAGAAACTGTTCGTTCCTAGTGCCATGTGTAAAGTAAGTGGTTCTTGCCATTAGCCGATCATGTCAAGTGGAGGTGTCTCATACTGAGTAAGCATTTCTTCCTCTAGTTTATTGACAGCATCCTTACCTTCGTTGTATATAAACTCTCCGTTCATTGTAATTCCACCTGGTAACTGTGCTCCTTGGAATTTAATTAAGTTTGCACCCCACTGTTTCTTAATCAATGCGGTTACATATCTCTTTAACCAAAGATCATTATATACAGCAGATGTATTAGTTGGATCTAATGCACGATAGACTTCAAGAATTAAAAAATCATCCACTTTAACGTCAGTTTTAAAATCTAAATCTAGATATAATCTATCTCCTCTCATCTGGAATCTAGTTTGTTTCTGTCCTTCTAACAAATAGTAAATATCTTCTAGTCTTCTATTGACCATTTCATAGGTCAAGATTTCTGTATTGGTTAGATCCCAAAGGTCATTCAATCTCCACTGATACCTAACGTCAAATAAGTTTGTGACATTCTTAGATACAAAATCAAATACTTTTATCACACTAGTCACATGCTCAGGAACTTTAAGATAATTATTTTGCTCTTGCCAATCTACTGCAATTGCTGATGAAGTTGCAGCTGCAACTGCTGTGGTTGTATCAGTAGTCATGTCATCAATCATAGCTTGAGTAAACTTGACTTTTAAATGAGTTCTGATATAACCATCCATATGTCTTTCATTATAAAATTGGATAGCATCATCCACTAGATCACTGATCTGATCATCTTCTATGTTTATTTCTAGGACTGGTGCACCGTTCTGACGTAATGCATAATCTATAAGTCCTTGTCTGGTTGATGGTGAAGCCATGTTAGGTAGGATTGACGTTGAATCTAATTCTTACATAATATGTAGTGTTTGCATTCAAAGTAACGTTAACAGGTAAAGAATACGATGTTAAGTTAGATGGGTTACCAAGTGATTGATGAACTGGAGGTGAGAATGCTGTGGTCTCAGCAAACTGCCAATCACTAGATGTATGTTGATAACCAGTCTTCACTGCAATAGCATCAACATTTATTGTTGGGTTAAATGCTGGTACGATAGTTTGTATTTCTGGTTGGTCTACAAACGGTGTTGTAAAATTAACTGCTGCTGTATATGGACTCTCTAAATTATTATTATCTCTAAACTTAACTTGTACTTGGTAAGTTGTATCAAAATCTAGAACAGCAGATGGTACAGTGAATGAAGTTAAGTTACCAGTATCACCACTTGCATATGTACCTGCAGTATCGTATACAGTCACGTTATCGCTTACTCTTCTAATTCTCCAGAATGTAGAAGCATGAGTTGATCCTGCATATTCCTGAACAAATGCAGATGTAGTAATAACTGGTCTTCTTGATAATGTTTTTGTAGTATCTGGATCAATGAATGGGGTTACTGTAAGAGGACCTGATACAAACTCAGATTCATTAACAGTTAAAGTTACAGAATTAGAAGTTACAGTTGTTGCTTCAGAGTTTGATAGAACACAACGGAACTGTTCTGATGGAGTTGTTGGGAATAGAGTTGCAGGAGTTGTGTAGGATGATGTGTTTGCACCATTAATATTAGTCCAAGCACCACCACTGTCTATAGATTTTTGCCATTGATATCCTATGACATCACTGGTAATTGAAGCAGTAATACTAAAGGTTGCGGTCTGTCCTTCAATAACACCTACATCAACTGGTTGTTGACTGATAGAAATAACTCTTAGAACAGTTAACAATCCATGATCTGAAGTTATATCATTGGATGCATTTAAGGGAGCAGATCCAGCCAGAGATACTACACAACGATAACGATCTTCATCATCATTAGCATGTACTAATGTTGGAGTTGTGTATGTTGCACTAGTTGCTCCAACTACTGTTGTATAGTTAGATCCATTATCATCAGATCTTTCCCATTGATACGTTGGATTGAAACTACTGGAAGTTGTGCTAACAGAGAATGATGCAGTAGCACCTTCATTTGCAGTTGGGTTAGAAGGTTGTGATGTAATAGAGAATGTTCTTAGTACTCTAAGTTCAACAGGGTTGGTATATGCTGAAACAGATGCTCCAACAGCATCTAACTTACAACGATATTGGTCTCTATTATCGGATGCATAAGTTGTTGCTGCAGTTGTATATGATGCAGAAGTTGCTCCACCAATTGTAGTCCAATTTTGATCAGCTACTGCCATTTGGTTGCCTTGACCTGTATGGAAATGACACCAGTAGTATAGAGATGTGTCTGTTTCATTAGCAGGTATATCCCATATTACTTTACGAGTAGTAGCAGCTGTAAATCCACTAACATATCCAGACATAGTAACAGAGACACCATCTAACTGATAGTCAACACCCATCATATAGTGTCCGTTACCGTTATGATCTCCATCAGGACCATTACTAAACATTAATGGATGATGTTGATTATTGTAGGTAGCATTAGATGAATCTGACTGATCAAAGATATACCTAGTACCTCTCCATGCACTGATTTGAGGTTTTTCAATACCATATAAGTAGAAGACTCCTGTTGCTTGTCCACCTACTGTATCAGCTCCGACTGTAACGTTAATGTACTTGTTGCCATTATCAGTTTTCTCCCACTGATATGTGACACTAGGTTCGTGAGATGAGAATCCTTCAAATCCACCTCCACCACCTCCAGCTGGTGTATCAAATTGTTCTGTATCAAATGATGAAGTTGCAGCGTTACCACCCACAGGTGACATTGTAGTATCACCAAGTGTAGTAAATGTTGCAGTAGCACCTTCATTGACTTGAGCATCACCTGGTTGATTTGTAACAACAACAGTTACTGTTTCTACTTGTAATGTAGCAGCATTGGAAGGTATAGTTGTTGCACCAGGTGCTGACAATAAACAACGATATTGATACTCATCATATGTTGTAGTTAATGTAGGAGTTGTATATGTTGTAGTTGTTCCACCAGTTCCCTCAGATACATTAGACCATGATGATCCATTTGTAATAGATACTTGCCACTGGTATGTAATATCTCCTGCATCGTTATCAGATGTAGTAGCAGCAACACCAAATGATCTTGTACCACCAACTGCACCAGTATCATTGGTTGGTTGTGATGTAATGTTTATAGTTCTTTGAACTAAGTTTCTAGCAGTACTAGAAACTACATTAGATGCACCAGCAGCTGACAATGTACATCTATAATAGTCTCCGTAATCATCATCATAAGTCGTAGCAGATGTAACATATGTTGATCCTGTTGCACCGCCTATAGGTGTAAAGTTTATACCATCAAGATTTTCAGATTTTTCCCACTGATATGCAATGGTAGCAGTGTCTAATGTAGAACCAGCAACTGTAAATGAAGCGGTTGCAGGTGCTATTGGATTCGCATCACTTGGTTGATTGCTTATAGTGATGACTCTGAAGACTGTTAGTGTGACTGCATTAGTATAAGATGGTTGAACGGAAGTGGTAGTTTCCATCTTACATCTAAACTGATAATTATTTTTTGCATAATCATCATCTATAGTTAATGTGTTGGTACTTGATCCACTATATCCACCACCATCAGTAAGAGGTGACCATCCAACTCCACCATTACTTGAGAACTCCCATCGGAATATAATTGTAGTTCCATCAGAACTAATACCTGCAACAGGACCTATGGTAGCAGTGTTACCAGAACCTGCTTCAACACTTGCATTACTTGGTTGCTGTGTAATAGTAACTAGAACACCAGTTCCTGTTGTAGTGAAACTATATGATCTTGCATTCTCAGTTATTTGTTCAGTAACAGTAAAGTTAAAGGTAGTATCAATATAGTCTGAGGTTACAGTTCCACTCAATATACCTGTGGAAGTATCTAAAGAAAGACCAGATGCACCAATAGAATCTCCACTAAGAGCATAGAGTTCCATAGTTGGTTCACTTGCAAATGTCTGTCCTGATAAACCAAGATCAACTGAAACACTATCACCATTAGCATATGTTGCTATACTACCCGAAGATCTCGCCCAAGTTACATTGGTGTCTATGAATGGGAAGAATGCACCACGTTTAGTAGTAAGTTCTTGTGAAGTTCCAGCATAGTTGAAATCAACACCACTATCTAATGGATAGTAAATTACATTATCATATGTACCAGTACCTGCTTGTTCTTGTGCATCTGTTTGAGATCTCAAAGTAGTTGATGTAGATACTACACCATCATAACTTTCATGCATTAATTCTTCTGACTTTATAAGAGCTAGGTAATTATTTGATCCACCACCAGTAGTACCTGAGGTAGCATTATTAGAAGCAAATAAAGTTATTGTATTATTAACAGCGTTCTCTGCCTGTATAGTTAACCAACCACTTTGCGATAATTCAGAAACATTGATTCCACCAACAGTGACTCCACCAGAAGGACCAGGTGCAGTGCTGACAGTAATAGTTCCAACCATTCCAGAGTGTAGTTCACAGATGTAATAATATGTACCTGCAGTATTGGGTGTCCATGACACTGTGTTATTACCAACAGAACCTTGACCAGTAGCAGTTGGTGTGGTTACCTGATCACCAGTTCCAATAGTAGCTGTAGTCTTAACATAAAATGGGTGAATACTAGCTACGTTTGACAGGTTAAAATTAATAGTGTCTCCAACATACACAGTAACACCTGCGTTGTTTCCACTTACCGCACCATTTCTGTCAGTTCCGCTTAAAGTATACCAAGAGGAATTTGGAGCAGTTGTAGTTATATTAAATGTACTAGGTGAAGCACCACCAGCACCTGCTGTTGAACCTGTAGTTCTTAACTGACATTTTTTACCAACATTACCAATAAAGTGAGATGAATCGGAAGGATTGAATTTAACAATCAACTGATTTGATCCATTAAAAGTCTCGTATGGATTGTCTATAAGTTTTTTATCTTCTATACTATTTGTAGGATAGTTAGAAGTTCCCATAACAGATATATTTCCAGTTGCACCAAACACCCTAGCAAATGTTTTTGCAGTGCCAGCTAAGTTGTTTGTATTAGATGTGTATCCATTCTTGCTGCAGTATGCTGCAATGATACCAGTTACAAGAGGACAAGAAAATGACGTACCGTTTATAGTATTGTAATTTGATGGACTTGTATATGGTGTATTAGCAGTCCAATCATATGCAGGAGATAATATCTTAGCACCAGGAGCAACAGTCGTTACACCTGCACCATAGTTTGAAAAATCTGCCCATCTATCATTGTACTCTGATGCACCAACACATATCTTATTCTGGTCTGCATCTACATTATTAATACCACCATTAGTATTATCAGCATATCCAGCAGTTCTACTACCTGCAATTGCTTTTGTTTGGATAGGTCCTACAAACTGATCACTAGAGTTTTTAAATCCATTACCTGCAGCTCGAACTACAATAATATTAGTGCTTGATGAAATTGTTCCTTCGATGTCATCTAACATCTCTTCATCAGTTCCATTATCAGAACCTATATCGTTTAATTCTACATAAGGATATCCTTCACTAGGAATGGTAGGTCCGAATGAAGCATTGATAATTGCTGGTCTAGTATTACCTTTATAATTTGCATCACCAGAATCATTGTGATCTATAACTGCTTGATATGCTCCAAGTATTGCAGTATAACTTCCAGAGTTTCCAGAGTTGAATGCTTTAAGAGCATATACCCTTGCATCTTTCGCTACTCCAGCTGTTCTTCCTGCTGAGAGAATAGCACAATATGTACCGTGTCCGTTATCATCTTCATTGTTACTACCATAGGCACCTGCATAGTGTGATAACTGATACACCCTATAGTTCTGTTGCTCAGAAGTACCGTTTAAGTCAGTGTCAAAATCAGGATCATATAACTCAGGATGCAAAGCTGCGTTGTTACCTGTAGGTCTACTTGCACCACGAACACCAGTATCAATTACATATATGTCTACACCATCACCTGACTGAGTATAACTATACTGCCCGTTTAAATATTGTCTGTCTTGTTTTGTAATTCTATCTAAATGCCAGAAGTCATGGATATTGATAGTTCCATATCTACCAATAGGACTTGTCTGATACTTACCCATGTGAGGGTGAGAAGCACAATAGAAATATAATATTGATGGTGTTGCAGAACTTACAGTCAATACTGTAGTACCGTTAGTACCTGGTGAACCAGTTGTTGATACACCTGTTGTCATTTCTGACCCACCTGTTAGGTGAGTTCCGTCTGGAGTTGTAGAAAATCTAAATGGATGACCAGAGTTTGAAGAATCTGATTGATCAAATGTATATGTACCACCTTGAACAAATCCAGTCTGGTTTGCGAACAAAGAATATGTACCACTAGGACTACTAGCAAACACAAATAGATCTTGTCCACTTATATTCTGTACCTTTACATATATTGTACCAGAACCACTGGTAGTTAAATTTCTAGTGTTAGCAGTTGTAGAAGTCTGTCCAGTAGTATTGATGTCTAGAGTTTTGGAATTATCCACCGTCAACGTTGCACCAGTTTCCACAGGTGCAGTTTCAAATTTTTCACCGTCCCACGTAGACTTTTTGACTGGTCCTAAAGCATTCAATTTTTCAAGCAATCCGCTTGAATACTTTTCTGGACAATCAAATGTGATTATTGAAAAACTTCTAAATGATTCTACAAAGGTCAGATAACCATATAATTTTAGAATTGCAGCTGCTGCTGAATCCATACTATAGGTATCGGATACCCTGACGACTACCCTCTTCATTAGGTTGGCACTATTATCCTTCAGATGTATTTATACTAAAGAAACCGAATAGTCTTTTTTGCATTTCATCAAAGAACTCTTGATCTGCTAAGAAGTTAGCAACTATTCTAACTGTCTTCTCTCTAGTCTTACTTAATGCTAGTCCAGATTGAATCAATGCTTCTGGATCTAAGTCTTTTTTTACATCAAGCGATAAGAATAAATCACTCACTCTATACCCAGTAATATATCCCCTATCGAGACAATCCTCAGCAAAAAACCTTAGACTGTCCTCTATTGGTTTGCATAATTCAAATAAATTTTCTCTAACTATGATATTATTAACTGCATTCATAGCAGATATACCTGTCATAGTAG